GGTCAAGGATCACACCTATTGGGATGGTCTCGATGATGGACATGAGCATTGAGATTGGTTTCTCTGTTGGGTGCAGTCTTGGTCCGTTGCGGTTTGCGTTGACCACTCCACCGTGAAGGACACGCAACATCTGGTTCTTGCCCGGTGTGTCTGACCATGCAAGTTCATATGGTGTTCCCACCATCTTGTCTGCTGCTTCTGTGAGACGCTTATCCCAACAGAACCATTGTCCACCGGGTGTGAGTAGGTGTGGGAACTCATGCGCTCCGAACACAACACGTTTCACCGCTGGGATTGTGAGTGCAAACTGTGCAGAGTCAAATGTGGTGTCACCGTGTATGGGTGCATATTCAGTTGCACCCAAGTTGGTGGGTCCACCTTCATATGCAATCCCGTAGGGTGGATCTGTCAGCACATGATCCCATTCCAGCTCATCAATGATCTGCATTGAATCTGCATGGAAGATGGTCACATGATCGTCTTCATAGAACGGTTTCATTGTGTGGTCCGGTCCATGATGCGGAGTCCGGTCCATGCCCTAATTCCGTTTGCAATCTGAACAGCGTCCTGATGGTTCAGTTCATGTCTAATCGTGATCCGGTCTGCACCGTGTGCAACAGCAATCCCATATTGCTGTGAATGTGGTTCGTAAAAGATCACAAGTTCCGGTGTGGTCACGGAACCTCCTTTGCTTGAGAATGAGTGTGGGGAACCGGTCACCCTCTGACAACCGGTTCCCCACGTTTCAACAGAACATCGGATGCGAGATCATCCGGTGTTCTCGATGATCACATGAGGTCTTCAGCCTCAAGAGTGATTGGTGACGGTGGCTGATACTGAGCCTTCCATTTCTTCGATGGGTTGTAACCCTTCACCTTGGAAGGTTCCTCACCAATCCATTGGACAGCGAGAACTCCACCCACCTCTGGGGTTGCTCCTGCTGCACGGAACGCATCCTTCACAGCGTTATACATGAACCCTTTTGCAAAGATTCGTGTCTCTTCCCCTGTGTCTGGGTCTGTTCCGGTGAACACCAACTGGAACTTAGGTTCCCCGTTGGGCCATGAAAGAGGCTCACCGGTAGCGAAGTCTGTCACCTGCTGTTTTGCTGCAGCGGTGATCTTCACCTTGCGGATGTCTCCGATTGCATCCCACTTTGCAGCGGTGCCACCGGAAGCGTTCAGATCATCAATGATTGATTGATCAATGGTCATGTTGTCCCTGCTCTTTCCTGTTGTTGTAGTTGTTGACACTCACAGAGTGTCCGTGTTCCCGAACAGATATGCGGTCCCGTCGTCGTTGAACATCACAACAATGTCTTGACTGTCTATCCGTTCGGAAATCTGTTGCAGTCTCCGGGCCTGCTCGATGGTGAGAGATCCGGTGACTTCTCCGATTTGTTCAACCGGTGTCCTATCAGTTGCACCTGTAGCAACAGCAAGTGCTGCACAGAACAATGTGTCATCTGTGTGGGGTGCGAACATGACAAGTGCCTTGCACACCTCGAGACGCTGCTGAACAGGTTTCCCGCCTGGTCCCCGCAACCGGACATTGCGGTTTGCCTTGGAACACGCTTTCATGGTCTCTGCAATCCATGCGCGCGCGTCATTATCAAGAAGACGGGTGGCTTTGTTGATTGCGTCAATGTCAGAGTCACCTACCAGATCACCTTCATAGGGTGCAGGGTTCCGGTCAGCGGTTTTCTCCCACTTCTTCTTCTCCACAGAGGTGGGGACATCAGCGAAGGGGAGTCCGTGGTCCCGCTCGATGCGTGAGAACAGGACAGACAACCGGTCACCATCAGCAACTGAGATTGGGTCACCTGACCTGAGGGTGGCAATGTCTGAAGGCCATTCACGGAGAATGTCTGTCCGTGCGTCCGCATTGTCGAGCATGGTTCCGATTCGTTCCCGTGCCAGTTTGCGCCATGGCTCATCCACATATTCGGTGACCTCTCGAGCCTTGGCTGCAGCCTCCACCATGTGAACCTGCGTGTGTGTGGTTGGTGCAATCATGTCTTTTCTGCGTGGGGTCTCTGGTGGTATCTCAAAAGGGCTGATTGGTTTCACGTTGCGATAGTCACGGACCTTCAATGCCACCTGAAGTGCTTCATGTCCGGTGGCAATGTCCAGCCAATGCAGTTCAGCGTGACCAGATCCGGGTTCACAATGAATAATGATGGCCCGTTCCCGGTTCACCTCAGGCATTGGAAACCGGGTGTCCTGAGACCCATCCTTGGCTGGACCCTGCAGGTAGAGAGCATCTGCGTGTGCGTAGATGGAGAGTTGGATTGCCCATGACAACCCACCGAACAGGGAACCGGTCTTCAGGTCGAACAGATACAGAATCCCGTCAATGCGGATGATCCCGTCAAAGGTTCCTGCAATCCCTAGCTCATCAAGTACCACGATGCGTTCCACCATGTCTGTGAGGAACTCACCACCTGCAGCCTTCACAGCAGCGTGGATTGCTTCGATGTCGGCCCGGTACTGTTCCGGTGTCTGATAGTCAGGGAGGGTCAGGGACTGTTCCAGCATCGAGTGGACAGCAGTTCCAAGGTTGCGTCTGGTGACAGAACCACCAGCCTCAGATGCCTGATCACAAAGCCTGTTCAGTTCCTTGCTGTTGGACTCATCAATGGTTCCCGCTAATGCAAGAAGGTCTGGACGTTGCAGAAGTCCAAGGAGAATCATCCTTCCACTCCACTTCATCAGTCCGTCCTGCGAGTCCAGAGCCTTTGCAACTGTTGTGGCGCGTGTGTATCCCTTGGGCTTTGCACCGTAGGAAGGCACTACTAGATACCTTCCCCAACGGTCTCTGCGTACCGTGTCGCTCAGTTCCTGTCCAAGTATGTCTGTCATTGCTGCTTTCCTCCTGCTTGAATGGCCCTATGTGGCCTTGGTTGTTGTTGTGTTGTGAATTGGTGGGTGTCGCTGGTCAATATCTGATTGGTCGGCGGGTGTGGTGGGGATTCCTCATCGTCCTGCTCCACTCATGGCCTTGGGCTGTCTACTCGATTGTGACCCGTCAATGGGGATTCCTTGCCATGTTCGGACTGTGGCAGATAGTGAACGGTGTTGGTTGTGTCCGCTGGTTCAGGAACCGTACTCAACCCCTGTGACAGTCCCGGTTCATACAAACGGACCATTGGAACACAGACTTCATCAAACAGTTCTTTCTCCTGATATTCCTCATCTGTGTAGGTGGGTCCGTCATGGTCAAGACAGAACACCTCACAACAGAACCCGTTCCTGATTCCTTCATTGAGCCATGACCAGAACACTTCATCATCCATTGTTGGTGAACTCGATTCCTGTGACTGCTGATAGGACATGGGCTGCAAGGAGAGGTGGAACAGCGTTCCCGGTCTGCTCATACTGCTTTGTGACAGAGCCTTGCACCGGATAGTCCCTTGGGAATGACTGCAACACCAACGCATCCTCCGGTGTGATCCTCACAGAACCTTCACGCTCCTGTCTGGGCCTGGTGAGATCCACACCCGGACCTGCAACAATCATTGGACGGAATGAACCAACAATTGTGGTTGAAGGACGGGTTCTCCACCATTCCCCACGTTCAATCTCACCAATCAGATTGGACCGGATCCCTGAGCCACCAGACATGAACGCATCTGGTGCGCCATGAACACCGCTGCAAATCGTCCAAGACGGTGACGGTCTTCCCCATCCCAACGCTTCAGCCATCGTCACCCATGGCAGAAGTTCAGATCCAAACAGGGATGGTTCAGGGTTCTTGGCATGTGTTGGTGATGGTGCGTCCATGTCGCGTGACTTGGACGCAAGGAGCAACGCACGCTTCCGTGTCTGTGGCACCCCATAGTCCGCTGCATTGAGGATCCCAACCCAAGTGGAGAAACCCCATTCACGCATCTGTTCAGCGTATGAATGCCAAATGGGAAGGACTGGTGGCACCTGCTCACACACCACCCATTCAGGCTTCAGAGCCTCAGTCCAACGCAACACCTCCGTGACCAACTGACCACGGTCACCCTCAATTCCCTTCTTGAATCCTGCAACGGAGAAGTCCTGACACGGTGGAGACGCAATGAGTCCAACAGACTTCCCTGCGAACTGCTCAACCGGGAACTCTGCAATGTCAGCCTGAATGGTCTTATGTCCTGCAGCGTCACGGGTAGCGCACGCAGTCTTGTCCCACTCAATACCAACCTCCAATGCGTGCAGTTCAGGGGACAGCATCCGCAACCCCTCAGACCAGCCACCGGGACCAGCGAACAGGTCAACGATTGCGTCCATGTTTCCTCCTTGCGCGCCATTCTGCAGCGTAGGCAGTTTGAGATGCTCGACACTCTGCACACCTGCAGCCTTGGATGTACCCGGAGCGGGTGCCACACACCACCGGTCCACGGAGCCTCTGTTGGATAGTCATCTTGCGTCTCTGGGTGTAACCCACCCCACCCCACACCCCGTAACGCTCATCATTCTGCAACGCAAAGTTGAGACAATCCCATGCAACCGGGCATTGATCGCAGATCTCACGCGCGCGTTGTGAGGCTTTCCAGTCACCCTTGTGTGCAAAGAACAAATGTCCAAGTCCCTTGCACAAGGCACGGTCTGTCCAATGATCTGTCACTTCCTGTTTTGGATTCAATATCCTGCAGCCTCACTTGCACGGGAACGTGACAACTCTGCACGCACATTGGACAGACGCGCTTCCAGATCTTCGATCCTGCGTTCCAGCTCAGCAATGGCTGTGATTGCGTCCAGATACAGTTCACGGTCTGGTTCCGTGGCAATGGCCTGTGCTGCAAGACGTAGCGTGATTGATTCAGACATTCTCAACTCCCATGAGATCAACAAACGTTTTCAATGACATTGTTGTGTACCAGTTAGCAGGGTTACCCTTGCCGCGTCGCTTATGAACCACAATCCCGGTTGAACGGTTCGCGTTGGCTGCTTGGATCTCGACATCATCCACCCAACCTGCAAGATCCAACCGTGCATGATTCTTCACCTGTATTGCAGGCCACCAGATTCGTGGCACCCAAATGTCCGAAATGTCAGCGGTGTTTCCTGCAGGAACACGCTCAGCATGAACTCCCCTGAGTTGCAGATAGTCGCGCACAGCGCGTTCCGCATCGTCTCCCAGACGCTTGTTCTTGTTCACCATCAGAACCACCCTGACATGATGGCTGCTGTGAACAGGATCAGGACACAGACCATGAGTCCGACTGCAGCCAAAGGCCATGTGTCTTTCATTGTTCCTCCGTGACCATGAACAGAACCACCGCAAGGATTGACAGCATGACAATGAAGACTGCAATCAGCCCAATGACACCGGTTCTGGTGGATGCTTCAACAATGACATTCAATGCCATGAGTCCGAACACGATCCCCAACAATGCCCCAAGACCTTTCAATGCGCTCATTGCTCAGTCTCCTTCATGTGTGCTGTTGGATGATTCCTCATGGACTGTTCCTCTTTCTGCACTAACTGCTGGAAGCAGTCATGGTGTGTGAACTGGAACACCATTGTTGCTGGGGTTCCTGTGAAGTCATGTTCACAGTTCAGACAATGCAGTTGGTCAATCATTGTTCAGCCTTCTTTCTGAGAGTCTCGATGTTGTCGGATTGGATGCGGAGTTGACCTGATGGCAACCGGTAGGACTTCAACAGTCCTTGGTTCGCCCATCGTCTCACGGTCTCTGATGACACCTGCAGGATTGCTGCAGCCTGTCCGGTAGTTAGGTGTGCGGGTTGTTCTGTCATGTTGCGTCCTTGCAGTTGAAGGGTCATTGTTCGCGCCTGGATAGCCAACACAAATGGTTTTTGCGGTGGTGGGTCCAGCCTCTGAGGTCTGTCCAGAAGATCAGGGAACCACAATCTGTGCAGCGTTGCGGTAGTCCGTCATCATCGAGATAGTCACGGTCAGGGTGAGTGGAGGTGATGAGGTCAATCATCACCAGAGTGTTGCGGTCATTCATGTGGGAACTCCGGCATGGTTGCAGGGTCAAGTCCCATTTCTGTGATCCACGCTCCCAGAGCGCACATCTTCGCAAACTCAACTTCCGTTGGTGTGCATTGCAGACACAGCACCTCTGCAATGACACCCCATTGGATCTGTTCATCCACGGTCTCTGCACGCAACCCGGACAGGAGCGCATAGGTCAGCCGTCCTTCTGGTTCGCTTTGCTCTGGAATGAAGTCAGTCATTTTCTGTCTGCCATTTGTTTGATGAGTTGTTCCCTGATTGAGTCAATGCGGATCAGGTCATGCCAGAGAGATGCAATGGTGTCTTCATTGTTTGTGCAGAGACGTTCATTGCGTATCGCTCCAGAGAGTTCTGCGTGATGGTCAATGAGAGCAATCTGCAACACGTCAAGATCTGTGTCCGTCAACTTCAATGTGAACTGCATCATCACTTCACCTGCAGTTCAGTCATCATCTGAATGATCTTGTCAACCACAGTCTCTTGGGTGTCTTCTTCTGTTGAGTATGCAGCCACGTCACCTTCACCGTCTCCCCAACAGAAGTCCTGCAGATGTCCCCGTGCCTGTGTCCAGTTCGGACCATCGAACCAGCCCGGACCAACCATGAACGGTGGAACCCACTCATCATCCAATGTTCCAACATAAATGGTGGCGCATCCTCCACCGGTCTGCTCCACATATGCAGTCACTCCGGTGCGCTCGATGATCTGAGCGGTGATCCAATCCATGTCCAAGTCTTCAGTCATTGCGTTGTCTCCTGTTGTTGAGTTGTTGAGTGGTTGAGTTTCTGAGTTCACTTGAAGTCTCCCCATGTTCCTGACCAGATGACACGTCCCTTTGCGTTGGGGTCTGCAGGCCAAAGTTCATCGCGCTTCTGTTCCCACGTTGTCTTGGGATCCACCTCATTGATGATGAACATTGACACCCGCTCATCCTGATCACGTTCACGCTTTCCGAATCGTTCACACGCTGCAAAGGTTTCCAACCAATATCCGATTGGTGTCATGTCAGAGTCATAGGTGACTGCACAGAACTTCTGTTCCTGTGTGGTGTTCATGCATTCACCTTCAGTTCTGATTGCAGCCACTCGATGACCTGATTCATTGCGTCACCGTCAACAGTCCATGACGGGATGCCTGAATCAAGATCCAGTCCAGAGTGAGGATCACGATTGAAGAGGGTGTCTGCGTAGTAGGTGGAAACGAACTGACCCAAAGGTGTGTGGTCATAGCGGGTGTCATAGAACTCAATCATGGGAGTGTCTTCATCGTGAATGAGTGAGTTGGTGCGTCCCCAACTGTCACCCTTGCGGATGATGTGGACATTGAATGACAGTCCGTTGTAGTTGGTGACCTTGAGTGTGTTCATTGCGTTGTCTCCTGTTGTTGAGTTGTTGGTTGGTTGAGTTGTCGTGTTCATGAGTTGCTGCTGTGGTGGGTCACAATGCTGTTGATTTCACGGATGCACTTCTTGCAAACGTCCATGTCTTCAATGGTGGTTGCAATATCGTTGATCTCAACAGTCATTGATGAGGTGATGTTGGCGCGTCCGGTGTTCCATCCACCATCAATGGCACAGGAGGGGCGGTTTTGATAGAGACGGTGAACCTTGGTCCCGGTCTTTGTGGTGCCAATCTCAATGGTGGTGGTGGTGGTGTTCATGGTTGCTCTCCTGCTTTGTTCGGGGGAACCCTGCGTTCCCCACACACACCACTATACACACAGAACCCACATCTGCAACGGATCCCCCGGATCCCTATCCCAGAGCCACAAAACGCAGAAGACCCCACACCTCAACCAATCACGGGAGGTGTGGGGTCTTCGCAGACCGGCTCAGTTGTATGTGTGAATGGACCCCATGTGAAGGGTCTTCATTCCTAATCAGAGGAGCAGGGGAGCCTCTGTGATTGAGCCGGAGAAACTCACCAAGGATTCACCAGAACAGGAGTGACCGTGGCAATGACAGACGGAACAGCAGGACGCACCGGTGCAGTCCTAGTTCCCAACGCGTACAGAGAAACCGTCCCAGAATCATGGGACCACATGAGCTGGACATACTCATTGACTGTGGTGGTACGGATGACCCAATTCCACGCGGCCACTTCCTCTGCACCGTTCCCCTGAACTCTGACATCAGTTGCAGAGTTCGCTACAGGAGAACCATTCTGAGCCAACCAAATTGACACGTCAGAACTTCCACCGGAACTCTTCAAAATCTGTGCAGAGAACTGCACATTCCAGATCCCCGGACTTGCAATCACAATGTGACTGGAGTTCTCGACAGACACACCAACAGAAATGTCTGTGGTGTTCAACGTCATTGCAGCAGCAGAATCTGAAGCAACACTCTGAGTCTGAGTGGAAGAGAACGCACCGCAATATGACAGAGACCCTGCAGGACCAGCGACACCAGCAGCAATGACATTGGATGAACCCTGCTGCAACACCACAGTCCGGTCATCAGACTTCAACTGCACAGCATCCAGGCGCAACGTCACGTCAACACTCACCGTGTCACATCCTGCACAATGAACACCTGACCACCCATCAAAGTGGTCACGGTTCCTGAGCTGATTTCCTGACAATCCCACACAGCAGTCTGAGGTGACAGAGCAGCGGTGGTTGCAGTTCCAAGGGTGCAGGCAAACGTTCCTGCAGTCCCGTTGGTGACGGTGCAGGTGAAGGTTGCAAGAACAGCCGTGGACGCAGCGGTGTCACGGATCTGAGCCTGATAGGTCCGGCCCGTGATATCGATTGCAGCACCCGCTGCAGTTTGCATTGCGACGCTGACAGTCTCTGTGTCCCCGGTGCGGATAGTGAGTGGAAGATTGGCTGGTGAACCCATCACAAACCTTCAGGTTTGGTTGAGTTGTCGATCCTCTTCGGGATCTCTGCAATGGTCAGAGACGTTGAACCCTTGTCACCAACATTCACACCAGCAACAGAGGTCAGGACAGACAGTCCCGCTGCAACAGCAGACGTTGCAACCAGCGTCTGCCAGTCAGCAGACATCCAATCAAACTGAGATGCACCTGCTACTGCAACCAGCGTCTGACAGAACGTACGAATTGCACGCTCGATTGCGGACTTCCAAAATGTTTGAGTGAACATCACACGTTCCAATCTTTCTTTGGGTATGGCTGGGTGTCTGGGAACTCTTCGTCACCGTTCGGATCCCACGGTTCATCCTGTGGGTCTTCAACGTCAGGTGCAGGAATCAGGTCAGGTTCAATGGTGATGGTCATTCCTCATCCTCCCAATCCTCTTCCAGTTCCTCTTCTTCGAGTTCTTCCCACTCTTCAACTTCATATTCAACGGGATGATTCAAGACTTGCCACAGACCATCCAGATACCCGGACGCATCAATGATCGAGTCTTCAACCATCTGAGGTTCTTCATATGCCATTCCGGTGTGGAGAGCATGGGCGACACGGGACAACTTCATTGAAACCATGAACAACAGCGCATACGCCGCGTCCATCTGCACGGGTTCATAATCGCAGAGAGCTGAGAACACAGATGACACGCGCGCGTAGTCCTCTGCAAACGGTCCATACGATTGATTACGGTCACCATGGGTGAGCGCAAACGCGTTCAGCAGGGTGGATCCGTACTCATCCTCAACTGTCAGTTCTGATTCTTCCATGACGCTTCCCCTGCGCTAGTAACGGTGAGCGGTGAACTTGCTCAATGATGTTCCTTCATAACGTCTGCACAGATAATCCATGGAGACGAACATTGGACAGTAGGAACCCTCTTGGACTTCATGCTTCACGATGATTCCGCGCCAATGATGATTTCCCTGAGGTCCTAGATAGTCCTCATGGTGCAGATAGCAAGATCCAGCAACCAGTCCGTGTTGGCTCTTATCGCCCACAAACCTGATTGCATAATCCAATGTCTGTTGGTGACCCATTGTGAATGAGTGACCAATCTTGGAGAGACGTAGAGAGGCTGCACCACCCAACGGTCTTCCCGTCATAGGTGCAATCCAATAGTGCGCGTAGCCCACACCATCAATCCAGGCGGGTTGCAGAAACGGATGGACAGTCCAACCGTGGTCTGCATAGTTCAGGTCATCAAGTGAAATGATTCCGTCCAGATGTGCAGCGTCTGCATCAATGGCCCGTTGGATGCGGTGTTCATGGTTTCCGTGCAGGATGTGCAGTTCAGGTTTGAACTGTCGCTTCTGCTTCTTCTTCTGTTCCCGGTTGTGCTTATCCATTGCAGAGTTCAGAACATCAAAGGCTGCGTTGGCTGACTCGATGTCATCCCGATATCGCCGGCCTTCATACTGACGTTTCCCAACATCGAAACTTGAGAGGCTTGGCATATCTGCGTGGTCCCCAAGATGCACAACTACGTCTGGTTTCTTGTCCACAATGTATTGACCAATCCAATGGAGATGGTCAACGGGGACACCAGCCTTGGCCTGTGTGTCAGGGATGACAAGGTGTGTTCTGACTTCAGTCATATGTGGCCCATCTGTAGGGGACAAGGACTACCAGCGACGCTTCCCACGGTGATGCACATTCTCATGACGGTCAAGACGGTCAGTCATCTGGTCAACCTTCTTGTCCACATGATTCACGGAAGTGTGCAGGTCAAGAAGTCTGTCACGCACATCTGTGACAAGTGCGCGTCCTTCTGCGTGCTGCTGGGTGTTCTCTGTGCGGAGCCTCACCAACTGCACAACAGCGGTGGTGACAACCCCTAGAACAATGGAGACTGCAGAGACGATTGCAATCCACTCTGCAGCACCCCAACCCGGTGAGTCAGCAACCTGTGTGGTGACTTGTGCAATCACGACACCAGAACCTGCCATGTATCGGGACCAACGATCCCGTCCACCATCAGACCATGGTCAGACTGACACCTGCGGGTTGCAGCGTCCGTCTTGGGTCCAAAGATTCCGTCTGACTCGAGTTCATACCCATTCACATTGAGCAGACCCTGAGCAATTGCAACATCATGACCGGTTGAACCAATGCGGAGAATCTGCGCGCGCGCATGATCCAATGCTTCCAACCAAGGATTGCTGGGAGCCACAGCGGGAAGGTTGTTCAGGAACACAAACAGGTCATGAGTTGCACCTTCAGTCTGTGGACCCCACACCCCATCAGCAGAGAGGTTCAGGTTTGACTGCCAGATACGAACTGCAGCCTCAGTCTGTGGACCGTAGATACCGTCCTGAGTGACACCAACAATCTTCTGAATGCCACGCACCTTGTCTCCGGTGGAACCCGGACCCCACACGGAACCTTCAGGGTTGGGTGTGGGTGGAACAGGGGTGGGAGGAACAGCGGGTTGTTCCCCGCTGTGACGCTCGATGGCCTGCAGCAACATTGAATCGAAGATCCAACGATCCTGTCTGCGTGACCATGCGTCTGAACGGTCAGCAGGCTGCACATCCCCATGATGAGCTAGACCGGGACGGATCTTCACATCGTCACCAATGAACTCTGACGCTTCCGCAACATTGATTCCGTTCCGATTCCAGAACGCAACAATCTCTGCACCCATCCGGTCAATCTCAGCATGAGTCCGTGGATCATCAGGGTTCAGGTCAGCGGAGACTGCAGCAATAGCAATCATCCAACATGACGAATTGAATCCAGGCTGAGCGACACCAAACGCTGTGAACTCATCAGGCATGAGCGCAACACTTGAATTGGTGTCCACCACCATGTGATAGGAACCCGGATCAGAGCGACGCGCAATGAACGCTGCTGTGTTCTCTGCTGCAGTATCTCCACCAGCACCCTCTGTGGTGTGAATGACAACACCACCAGACAGACCGTTGTTCCTCGATGGGTAGAACTGTGGTGAAGCGGGCGGATTGTCTAACAGGTAGAACGACATTTCAGGAACTCGATTCTCAGAAGGAACAATGGAAAGTGAGGACGGTTACGCCGGCGCTCCGGATGGGCCAATGTCTTCGACGGCGATGAAGATGGGTGTAGTTGCTGATGCGCCAAAGGTGTGTGTTCCAGCACCAACGATGGCGTTGTTGTAAAGATTGCAGCCCAGCGAAGCGTTTGTCGCTGCCGCTGTGTAATAGGCAACAACACTTCCGCCGAAACCTGCAAAGTTTGCAATAGTGGCAGTAGCGCGTGTTGCAGCGATAACAGTTCCACCAACCACAATCGACAGTTCAGCGACGTCGTTCACAACTGTGGATGAAAAGTTTTGGATTTGAGCGTGGATTCGATAGCGGCGACGGTTCACAACACTGATTGTGCTACCTGCGAGAATGTTGCCGTTTTTTACGCTGACCCCGGATGTTGTTTGTGTGTATTGAATGAATCCCCACGGGGCATTCCAGCCCGGACCCTTGCGCCATCCGCTTCCGTTGTAGACGTAAAAACCCTCGGAGGAATCGTTGCTTCCAACGTATGCAACCATGCCATCAACCGGTGAAGTGATTGCAGCATCACGCGCGGTGGTGCTTGCAAAATACATGACTGACTGTGTCATCAGATAGTTCTGCACATTGGATGACGTGAGAACTTCTGATGTTGCGAATGTGCGAAAACCGGAACCCATAAGGTTTCCCCTTTGTTAGTAACCCAACTGGTTGGAATCAAGAACACCGAATGTTGCAGAGTCCAGAACGAATGTTGCAGCGAACACGGGTGACAATGTGAACGAAGTTTCCCAGCCATCAGGACTGATGTTGTGAGAGATGCCTTCAACAATGACTTCTTTGGACAGAACAGAACCCACATTCTGTGGTCTCCTCTTCACAGTCAACCGTGTTCCAATCTCAACACCGATTGCTACAGCGTAAAGGGTGGACGGTGATTGACGGGGTGTGAATGTGAGTTGCTCGACACGCATCAATGGTTGCTTGTATGCAGCCAAAAGCGCTGTTGCTGTGTCAACAACCTGCTGATCCGTGTCCACGATGAGGTCAGTAACTGAACTTGTTCTGATAAAATATTGACCCTGTGATGTCGCGTCATTGAGTGTTGCAGTTGCGCCATTCCTGCGTCCAGCAATTGAGCGGTTGAAGATGAGACGATCGTTGAACGCAAACTCCAAACTTGTGTAGCCCAACTCACCTGAACCGTCACCGAAAGTGTATTGACTGGTGTTGTAGGTGGAGGTCGTAGCGAACGCAGACCGGCTGATGAACTTCACTTTCCCGTCACGGTCAATGAACAATCTTCCCTGTTCAGCGCTCTCACATTCCTGAGCGACAGCAAGCGGTGTTTTGTTTTCAATGTCAACACCCTGCACCGTGCCTGAACCCGTGTTCAAACTTGTTCCATCAGTCATCCATTCAGCAAGTGTCAACGCGGTGCTGATGCGTTCATCTGTGCGTTGCCCCGCACCGTAGGTTCCATTACCAATTGCATAATGGTTGTCTACCTGTGCAGCAGACAATGTTGTACCGTTGTAGATCACCAGTTCATCAATGGTTGCTTTCAACCCTGACGTAAAGTTGTCAGCAGCAGTTGTGAACGGTGCGAAGATCCAACCAATTTTGTATGTGGAAATGTCACCTGTGTATGTTGATGAAAACGTGGGATAGGTTTCATAGGCACCAGCAAAATTGACCCCATCAACATAGATGCTGCGTTGTGATGTTTGATAATCAAACACCATCACAACATGATGAGGATTCCCATCATTCACCTGTGTAGTTGTGGTGACCATTGTTGGATAGATGCCCAACACCGGATCATTGAAGAACCCGCGAATGACACCGACACCGGCACCGTTCACGGTCATGCCAACGCCCCAGTCACGACCGCCACCCATGATCCCAAAATCTGCGGGAACAGTTGTGGTGGTTTGAATCCAGAACTCGACTGTGAACTTGTTTGATGTTGCAGGCAGTCGCACGCGTGGTTGCAGTTCTGAACAATTGATCCAATTCAACCCATCAAAAACTGCTGAACGGGTGGTGGTGTTTTTCACTAATGAATCAGCAGAACCACCAGCGGGTGTGTATCCGTAGAACTGCTGCCACGTTCCGCCCGTCACGTTTTGATATGAATCAAACGCGCTTGTGGGTGTAGCCCCGTCATCAAACTTGAACCATTGCGTAGGCCCATCAGGACTTCCCGCTGGCACCGTGTCAGTTGTGATCTGATAATCCCACAGAGAAGGCAAGGTGAGCAGGTTCAGAATCTTGAATGAATCCGAAGCAGTAACGGTCACCGTTGCATCAGTCGGGTTCTCATATGTCTGGGGCCATTGCTCGACCCAACCAAAGAACAGATTGGTGGTTGCACCTGCACCGTATTGCGCGCGAATACGCACCGGACGGAGAGGTGTCAACGTCCCGAAATATGGACCTGCTGTGTATTCAGGATCAAACCGGCGGTCAGCGTTAGAGAACACGATTGAAGCAGATCCGGTTTGGAATGTGTCAAGTTCACTTGAGCGTCCACGACTGGTGGACACGCTCCGAACATATGCGCTGACATCAGTCCAATTGATTGAAGCGAGGGTTGAACCCAACGGAACCTGACCTGAACCGCTCGATGTGGAGAACCCAATCTCAACAGTTAGAACTGCACCATCAAGAAGTGTTGCGCTCATGCGCTCCTCCAGTTGGAACCAGACCTGCGTTCATAAGATGCGATCGCTTCAACAATGGTCTGTCCAATGGATGCCTTGTCAGCGGTAGCGGACACGTTCACATTGATGTTGTAGACAGACGCTCCACCACCCATCCCGTTTCCGCTGAACAATGCTTTCTGCTGTTGCGGATTCAGAATCATTTCATTGTCATGCAAGACTGCGAGTCCTGCACCACCACCCATTGCGTTGAACATTCCACCCTTGGCGAACTCTGGAAGACGGGGTGCGGAGATTGTGTCACCGCCGAACACCGGAACGATTCTAGGAATCGTCCATGACAGTTTGCCCACGGTGTTGTTCCAGGCGCGTGCAATGAAGTTGAATGCTTCACGGAATGGACCGGAGATGCTGTCCGCAATTGTTGAGAACACAGTTGAGATGATGTCCTTAGCGGTCTGAAAGAACCCCCACACCGTTGAGATCCCAGACTTGATCTTCTCGAATGCTGGACTAATGATGCTGTTCCACGCATAACTGATTGCGGTAGAGATTGCGTCCCACACAATTGAGACAATGTTCCACAACAACTGAAAATAGGGGATCAGGTATGTGGTGATGTACCCATAAATGAGATTCCAGATGGGCTGAATGATGTCAGTCCATACGCGTTGAATCTTCTCACCAATGTAGGTGAGGATCGTGGAGACAACTCCCCACCAGATTTCAAAGATCGGAATCAGAGTGTTGACAATGAATCCGTAGATTGCATCCCAAATTGGTTTGATAACGTCATTCCATGCAAAAGCAATTGCGTTCTTGATGACGTTCCAAATCTCGACAGCCTTATTCCCCAGCGAGATGAACACAGGCACAAGTGTTTCTGTGATGAACGTCTTGATTGCATTCCAGATTGGTTCAATGTAACTCCATGCCCATTGGACTGCACCCTGAATTGCATTCCATATGGTGTCCCAGTTGGCCTGAAGGAACTTGATTGCTGCAACAATCGCAAAGATGGGAATCAGAACGGGCATGATTGTTGCAATGAGGAGCGCAAGAGCGGGATGGTCTTTGATGAAGTTCATCACCTCATCAAACTTTGTGTAAAAGAGAATGAACGCACCAACCACAACTGCGATTGCAGCAGCAAGAAGGATGAACGGTCCCGCAAGAATGAGAGTCTCTACTGCAGCAATACCTGCAGAAATGATGTAGGCACCAAGAGCTGCAAGGAGAACTCCACCAATAACACCTGCGAGTGCGTACGCGGCGACTCGATGCTTATCAAACCAGTTGACTATGTTCTCAATGATTGGAGCAAGTTTTGTTCCAATGTCAATGAGAAGAACTGCAGCCCACGCTTTGAACCTGTCAATGAGGGGACCAAGACCCTGATCCATTTGGGTGAATGCACCCTCAGTTGCACCCGCAGACTTGCCCATTTCGTCAAGGTTCCTAGAGAACGTTTCTGTCCCCTTGCCTGTTAGGGCAAGAGCAGCAGAGCCACCTTCAACAGAACCAAAAAGGTCATTGATTCCCACACCCGTTTTCTTTGCGTACTGCTCGAGAAGCAACAGAGCCTGCTGGGTGTTGCCACCCTCTGTGACAAATTGCTTGAAGGACTTCCCGCTGATCTTCTCGAATACTTCAGAAGTCTTGGTTCCTTCCTTGGAAAGTTCCACGAACAACTGTCGGAGTTGCGTTGACGCAACATTGGTTGGGATACCCTGCGCGGTCATTGCAGACATTGCAGCGGTAACGTCAGCGAACTTCACACCCAATGCAGAAGTGATTGGGGTGACATTGAACAGAGAGTTGGACAGTTCTTCAAAAGTGGTCTTGCCCATACGAACAGCGGTAAACATCAGATCAGACGCTTGAGTTGCATTGATGATGTCAGCACCGTACGCGTTGACGACAGATGAAATGCCATTCACAGCGGTGGTCAGATCCGTGACACCACCCTTGGCTGCTTTCTGTGCAGTCTCCAAGAATGCAAACACATTGTCCTGAGGAACACCAGCAGACAGAGCCTGATAGAGAGCAGGGACAATCTTCTCTGGAAGAACCCCAAACTCTTTTGAGAACTTCTTCACATTGTTGGTCATTGCGTCCAGAGCGTCTTGCGACGTTCCAGGCACAAGTGTGAACACCTCATTCATTGACCGTTCAAAGTCAACAAATGCCATTGTTCCCGCAACACCAATTCCAACTGCAGCAGCACCAACAGCAGCACCAAGCATCTTGAACTGCTTAGACATTTTCTTCTGTGTGTCAGTAACCGCGCCAGAGACCTTTGCCATCTCTGCTTGTGCCTGCTCGACACCCTTACGGTCAAAGGTTGTTGTGATTGGGATTACTACTGCCACGGGAACTCACTTCCGATTGTATTCATCCATGAACGCGCGCTGATAGTCATTGATAATCAGGACTACCGCTGCACGAACCTTGTTCTCCCCGTTGACTTGATCCCATGCCTTCCAGATCAAACGTCCCGGTTTGCCTTGTGTGCGCTTGATTGCGAGGGTGAAGGAGTTAGGGGAACCAACACCGATGAACTCCAATGCTGCACCCGCTTTGGAGTCATTCAGAATGGACCATGAGTCCTTAGTGAAGGATCCCTTCTCACGTCTGCCACCCTTCTTCACACGGATACCGGAACGGGCTAGGGAGTCATTCCAATATGGGAGACCACTCCCACCCTTAGACCGTGCTTCAGGTGAAGTCCCGGGATATCTCGCACCGTCTCCACCGTAGTTCCAACCGGACAACGGTTGGTCAGGGACAAACCCCTTGGCCTTGTCAGCGATGGGACGCAACACATAATTGATCTCACGATTCATCTCCTTGAGAAGTTCAGGAGAGAACCGTTTCATCTGAGCTACAAACGCGTCATATCCATGAATGGCAATCTGAGCATCGAACTCTGCTTTGTTCGCTTGCACTTGCTCGATGCTCAGAGCCATTTCATTTCCTCGAGTTCTGTCTTGCCTGTTCCTTTAGGACTGCAACGATTGCCCAGAACACGTCAGACGGTGCGTCCAACAGTTCATTGGGTGCAATGCTGGTGGCAACAGCAACCTGTGCCACCAGCATTGTCATTGAATCTCTAAAGGGACGCGTTCAGCCTCTGCAGCCTCGATGGAATCAATACCGTCTAACCATTCATCAAATGGTTTGACGATGACTCCAGCAGACTGAGATGCCTTCCACGCTGTCCAGCAGAGCGCTTCAAACGAAGCGTTCTCACCAAAGATTTGTGACATTGGTTTTGCGAACTGACGTTCCGCACCAACAATCACTTTTGGTGTCACGTTCACTTCATACGTTGCCCCATCAGCAGGGACCACCCGGAGACGCATTAGCGCGGCCATGACTAGGCAGTAGCCTTTGTGATGGTTCCATCAATCGGCCAATTGATACTGGCGGTTGACAACTCACCCACCTGCGCGTCAAGGGGAGTAAATTCTACGCAGAGCGCGTTGAATGTGTATGACGGATTCGCGGTGCCGGTTGTGGTGCCATTGGGCTTGATGATGATCTGAGCAGTTGAACCAATAAGCGGATAGAGAGTTGCTTCCACGGTCGCTGCTGCAAAGTCTTGGTTGAAGTCAATTGACACGCTGTTGTCCTGAAGACCAGCAACGCGACGCTTTGCAACATTGCCAAACGTGGTTGTCTCGATCTCGGAACGCATCGTGCTGAGTGTGACCTTCGTGATGTGGCTAGAAAGATCCACACCGCCGATGCTCACATTTGCGTTGGTGATGACGATAGCCATCAGTCCTCCTGATTGTTGTTGGGTTCAGCCTTGCGGCTTTTGCTGGTGGGTTCGATATGTCCAGCATCAATGAGATGCTGGATATCTACTCCGGCGAGGTCACCACTTGTGATGATGTCTCCCGGTTCGTGACCCACCACATTGTGTGAGCCAACGATTTTGAAGGTGTCCATAGGAACACTCCTTGTCATGCGTGAATGGAAAGATTGAACTCGCAGGTGAGATAGGAAGCATCACCAATTGAGAGCGGACGGATTGTGATCATGTCTTCCATGATCAATGTTGAGCAGGTTCCATCAAGGGTTCTGTCTGACTCGATGGCTGCACGGATGGACTGTGCGCCATCCCATGACATCCAAGAGTCCAACGTGCGTTGCGCTGCACGGTCTCCCATGCGTCCAGCAATCACAGAGATGACGTACTTCCACTCAGACAACCCACCCTGCATTGCACGGTGGTAGGTGACTGACTGAATCTGAATCACAGCCATTGGCGGTGAGACCTGTTCAGGGAGATGGTCAGCGATTCTGAGACCAGGCACAGTTGCCAAGGCCCGTGCTATCGCATCGTGGAGGTCTGCAGCGTTCCCAGCCATCAGGCAACCACATGGATTCTGTACGGACGCAACATCCGTTCGACGTCAGGATCAATGGCCCGGACTGTGATTGCGCCCAACTCACCGAAACCAGCGACACCAAGGAGGCTGTCACCACGCTTCACAAGACGACCTGCGAGGATCAGACACGCTGAGTGAACAGGGTCTGGGACTGCAGGCCAACCCCACTTGGCGGTGACCTGACATCCAGCAGGAACAGCAGCCATTGAGAACGCACCGTAGATTCTCGATGCAATAGAAGTGATGGGGTTCCCCTTCACAATCGCGTTCAACGGTTCCGCTTGAAAGTCTGCTGCAGCAATGGTGGTTGCATAGGTGCCATCACCCGCTGCATCAGACTTCACAACCAGACCAGACGTTGAAGCGATGTCATCCACAAAGATGGTTGAACCATCAATGGAAGTGAACAACCGTGCAGACGCAACAGCGTCTGCATAGAACCGGCGGTTGCAATGAGTATCAATGACCCTTGATGCTTCATTGATGCGTGCTTCCAACAGTTCATCATCCACCGTGTCAAGAATGCGGAGGATCTCTTTCAGTTCAGCAAGGGTGCAATAGCCATTTGTGATTGTCACGGGAGTCTCCACACGCGGACATATCCGCTGACGATTTCAGGAATGTTGTGTTCAGCCATGTGAGCTGCAACTGCTGTCCCCTTGCCGTCACCGTTTCGATTGTCGTCAACGGCGACGATTGAGCCAGAGGTGAGCAGATGCCAACACAGGTTGAGTTCAGAGAGATGATGTTCAGACGCTGGTTCCGGGTTCGCAAAGTCAACATCGAAGGAGTCCAAATACAGGAAGTCAACGTGTTGAAGGTCAAGTGTTGGGATGACCTGCAAGGAATCCCCGGTGAGTGCTGTTGTGTTGAGAAGGTTCATCCGTTGCACAAGTTCAGCGCATCCCGGATCTAGGTCAATGGTTGTGACATGACCTGAGCGAATACCTGCATAGTGATCCCAGACAACCGTTGATTGTCCGTCACCAATCCAGTTCCCCGGTTCACGGATTGTTCCAGTCTCGAGAATCACGCAACCCTCTGGGAGCATTGCGGTGATTCGTTCAAAGGCTGTGAGCCTGTGACCAAGAAGGTTCCACGGGATCATGCTTCACCCATTCTCTTATCAATCTCTGTGAGAATGGGTTTCCAATACCGGTTGAACACTTGGGAATGTTCATAGAACTCTGCATGAGACCGGGCTGCAGCGCGTCGCTCAGGATTGACTGAGGTCAGATACGCATCTTGCAGGTTCTCTACAATGGAATGAATGAGTGGTGTTGCAAACCATGAGGATTGCAGAGCGTCCCAATCAGGCTGAACAGCGGTGACCCAACCGTGATCTGCAACTAACTCTGGTTGAGCGGTGAACGCAGACACAATTGATGGGACACCACACGCTGCAGTCTCAAGGACTGGAACTCCGAAACCTTCACCACGGGAACACATCAGGTGAACGTCAAGTGATGCCATGATTCCAGCAAGAACACTTTGTGGAAGTCCTGCGTAGTAGGCCCATTGGTCAACCCACACCAGACGGTCTTCAGGGATGCCACATGCGTGAGCAAGTTTCACAAGGTCAATTCCACCTTGTGCGCCACGCTTCTCAGAATGAATGTAAAGAAACACGTCTTCACGCTGCTGCATGAACTGTGCCATTGCCAGAAGGTTTTCTCCCCACGCTTTGCGTAGCGGGTTCGTTCCCTTATTGGCTGCAACGATTCCAACTAGGAATGCGTCTTCAGGAATGTTCAGGACTGTGCGTCCAGGCGCACCACCAATTGTTGCATCCGGTTTGAACACGGATGTGTCAACGCTGTGTGGTGCATACATTGAATCAATGTCTGCGTTGTGCAACATCTGTTCCCCAAAGCGGGACATTGCAATTGGCAGAACATTGTCCCGCTGACACCAGTCCAGAACATCTGGTGGTGCAGGTGTGTGATCAATAGGAACCCATGATGCAATCACGGGAACATCATCGATCTTGTGAGACTTGAACACCCAGCAGTCAAAGAGTGTGATCAGCGCTGTGCGCTTTTTGGTTGTCTCTTCTGCGTACTTGGTATGCGCTGAGAGGACATCTGCTGAGTATGGGGTGAATCCGCAGGGGAGGACTTCGATACCTTCCCAACTGGAGATTCCCCCTTGCAGTCCGTAGTTGACTGAGAGGGTGACGGTTTCTTTTTCGCGTTTGATTGCTTGCGCGAGTGCGGCGGTTTGGACTCCGTATCCGGTTCCGGTCCACGGTGCGTTGGAGTGGATGAGATAACCGGTTGCGCTCGATGAGCGTCCAGCAGCGGTTCCGCTAACCAGTCGGGAAGTTCCACTTCCGCTCCGTGAATGAGAACCAGCATTGTTGTTCCGTTTCTTGCCCATGTTGTTTTCTCCTTGGCCCGTGAGTGTTGCCCGTGGTGCGGGAGATGAAGACGCAACAGGTACGGGCCGACCTGCAGATATCTTCATCTCCCGCGAACTCAGATGATGCGTCCGATCAGGACGCGCCACCCTTGAAATACTTCACAGCGTTTGCATCCACAACGTTGCCATCTCCGCGCCATGTGACACGGAAGGTGATCAGGTCATTGAGGAAGCCAACTGAATCGTCTCGACTCACATCGATACCGCGAACCTGTCGGACGAAATAGGCAGAAGCGAAGTCACCGAAGATGACCGAACGCGCACCGGTTGCAGCAGACGCAATGTCTGGGTTTTCCAGAACAGCGTGACCGAGCAACTGATCCGGCTGACCATCTTGGAAAGACGGTTGCCAGATGTAGGAACCGTTTCCGTCCTTGATCTTGCGGACAGCAGCGGTGGTTGCAGCGTTCATCTGGAATGCTGCTCCACGACGGCGATACGGTGATGCCACGGAATAAACGAGGTCCACCAGATTTTCATAAGTCGGAACACCAGAAACACCAGTTCCACCGGTAACAGCAGAGCCTGCATTGGTGACGATACCGACAGGCTGAACCGTTCCGGTTCCAACCGTGAGTCCGTAGTTCACCGCGGTGCCCATGCCAACAGCAGCCTGCGACGCGACGAACGAAAGCAGATCAATACCGCTGTCCTCTACGACCTCTCGCGAGAGCTGAAAACTAGCGGCATATTTGAACGCGCCAAGCGTAATGAACGCAGCAAACGTCGGATCCGATTCCGCAATAGCAGTTCCTTCTGCAGTAATAGCAGGAGCGGTGTACGACGCGGTACGCGGGATCTGAAGGCTCTCACCTGACGTGGTGGTGAGCATCGTCACCACGTTGCCATCAAGCATTGGGCCTTGAATCACGAGTTGTTCAACCAGGCGATCATAGAAAGAAGTCGGAACCGGTGAACCGGTGCTGGACTTCAACACATCGCGCTGTTCAAACGAATGGTTGCGACGCTCACCCAGAGCAATTTCACGGATGATGTCTGAATCATTCTTCACACCGGGTGCAACCTCACGGGCTGCAAAGTCGGCGGGAAGGCCAAGTGCTGAACGGGACTCATCAATGGCGCGTTCACGCTTCTCACCCTCAAGAAGGAAGGTGCGACGTGCGTCAAGTGCGTCAATGTCTGAGTTCATGCGGTTGAATTGTTCCGACTCTTCGCCGGTAAGGTCTCGACCTTCAGCAGCCGCGTCATCAAGAAGGCTCTTGGCCTGTTCCCATGCACGCGCGCGCTGTTCGGTCAGACGTGAGATGAGTTCTTCACTCATGGTCTGTCCTCCAATGGACTGTTGGTTTTTATGATGAACGCAAGTGGTGGTCAATGGTGGTCACATCGGGATGTGACCGGGCATCAACTCCGGTCTGCGAAGGTTCAACCTGATTCAGCGTTTGCTGTTCAGGTCGAAGATGCGTTGTGCAAGAGCGACCGGGAGACCACGGTCTGCTACTTCTTCAACGGCGATTTCTTCAGTATTGCGAACCGTGACCCCTGAGGTTGCTTTGTACGCAGGGAATCCGGTCACAACTGACACCTCATGCAGAATGACTTCCCGCAACTCACGCGTCTGACCGTTGTCAGAGAATGAGTCACCTCCACGGGGAATTGAGAACCCAAATGACATGGAGTGAACAACCCCTGATTCAATGAGGGTTGCAAGGTCACGTCCAGCGGTGGTGTCTGGAAGGTCTGCTTCTGCACGCAAACCGCGCGCGTCTTCACTCAACCGGAGTGAGCCATTGCGGGTAGTTGCGAGTGGCTGACCAGAGTCATGATTTACGAACATACGGATTTCACGTTCACTCTTGAGTGTGCGCCGGAATGCACCAGGCGCAATTGTCTCTGTGAACGGAAGTGGTTCAGACGGTGAGTTGAACACAGCAGCGTAACCGGAGAACACAGGAGAACCATCTGTGTCTGCTGCTCGGAGTTCTAATCCTCCAACTTCCATGGTGCGGTATTCAACCTCACGTCCGTTGACGCGACGTTGCTCCGCTTCCAGCATTGCGTACCGGACTTTTGGTGCTGACAATTCTTCTTCAATTGCAACACCTGTCTCGATGTCTTCCATTTCAGACCTCACAGTTTCTTGATCGTTGCTCACATCTTCCATGATGGATTGTGAACGGTTCCATCCAGCATCTCCACCCCACAATGCCCATGCAATGCGTCCGTTGGATGGATAACCGTCTTCACCGGGTGACCATCCTTCTGCATCACGGTCACTTTGGTGTCTGTCAAAGTAGGCTTTGATTCTGCGCCAAGTATCAATGGGAAGGTTCTTCTCATTCACAATGTCCCGTGCGCGTGCAATACCTATCTCAGTTCCACCACGTCCGTACTCATTGCGCCAATCCAAACCGCGTTGCGCTTCCTCAATCATCCCCTCTGTTGGAGGATATGAATCAAGCGCGCGCGCTTCTGCTTCTGCAATCTCTAATGCTGCAAGATGAGCTGCAGCCTCAGACTGTGTTGCATGGCATCCACCGGGAACGATGGATTGATCTTCAATTTTGATGACTGCGAAACCGTCGCAACCATCAGCGTTGTCTTCAATTGTGTAGGGCATGAATCACACCGGAGGGTCTGCGTCTGTTCCCACGGGTGGCAGATCAGGGTTGTCACCCGGAACGGCCATGGGCGCACCGGGAAGAGCCATGACGAAATCTGAGCCTCCGGGGAAGTATGGTTCCATGCCTTCCATGGCGCGTGCTTCATTCGGTGTCAGGATGCCTGACATGATTCCGGTTTGATAGGTGCGGAACCGGCCTGCAATGTCTGCACGCATAAACCCAGCAGGGTCAATGTGAACCTCATCAGGTTGAGCCATCAGAGAAGACAGAGCCATTTCAATTCTGCGGATCCATGGCATGAGTGTGTATTGCACAAACTGCATTCCTGAAGATTCCACATTCTGATAGGTCTGCGAATCACCACGGGCTGAGATCATGTGTGAAGGGATGCGGAAGATGCGTGCAACCTGCAGCACCTGTTCCATGCGGGTGTCATTCATCTGCGAGTCAGCAGCAGAGGTCTGAACACTCTTCCACTTCATGCCACCAGTCAGCACAGCGGGACGACGCTTCCGGCGGTTCTGGGTTTCCCATGTGGCCTGAAGCGTCTTTGCCTGCTCCACGCTCATGTCACCGTCCACCTCGAGAACAGAAGACGGGGTTGCTCCTTGTGCGTAGAACTGTGCAAGGTGACGTTCCATTGCTAATGCAAGGCCAATGGTGGTCTTCTGCATCTCGACAGGGGACAGTCCCTTTGCAGCCTGTGGTGGAGTCCACCAACGAAGATGCATCATGCTGTCATTGGGGATCACATAACCGGCGGTGGTGTAGTACCGCTGACGGTTCACAATCGTCACCTGCACATCCGTTGGATGCAACGGTTGCAACGCAATTGGAAGTGAAGTCACCGGGTCACGATCAATGAACACATATGCGTTCCCATGCAATGCAAGGGAAGTCACAATCATGTGAATGAGTTCATATTGGGTGACAGTTGAAGAGTTGTCTAACCAGGCGGGAACAGGGATCCGTTCCACCCGGTCTCCAACATTGCGAACAGCGCGAATGGGAAGCGTTGCACATGAGTCTGCAATGAGTGACACACAGGACAGGACCGCTGACACCTCTAGTGCAGAAGACTCTGTGACAGACTCACCAGACCAGTTGGGTGAAGGAATCCATGTGGAGGTCTTGATTGGGTCAGGACCGGTGATTGCGCGTTTGCTAAAGATGCTCATCGAGTAGCCACCAGATAGGAAGCGCAGATGCACAGCACACCGGCTGTGATAACTGCAGCGGGAATGGAGAGCAGCGCGACACCCGCAACCACAAGGACTGCACCAACAATCTCAATCATGGTTGTGAAGATGTCATTCATCGTCAATGCTCCAAGGGTCAATGATCTGAGGTTCACTAGAAGGTTTCAGATCCGTGGACAAATGTCCGTGCAATGCCAGAGTTGCAGCCACCAGAGGTGACACGTCAACTGTTGTGTCACGCCTATGCCATGCCCACGCGTCACCCAACGGGCGACGTTTCGCACCAGCAAGAGCTGCAGTCAATGGAACTTGGTCAATGTGACGCAACTCATGCGTCTTCGTGAGGTCAAAGAACTTTCCACACCCCAACACAAGTTGACGTGGGCCAATCTCAATGACATTCAATCCGAGTCTGCGAAGGTCACCGGAGAGTGAACCAGCCGCGCCTACAGGATCAATGATCACGTTCCGGTACTTGTCCGCTCTGTCATCAGCAGCGAACCAATCAAACACCCATGAAGTACCCGGACGATTCCCGACAACTTCAACGTGAGGTTTGCCATCTGCGCGCAATCCTGCAGCACAGAGTGAAGACATCGAGCGTGACGGGGTGACATCAAGTGCAAGGGTGGGTTGGTCATCAATGCGTGAGCGACGGTCCACGCACGCTTGCCAATCATCCTCTGCGATTACCTGCCACGGTGCGGAAGCGGAACGGTCCTGACGTTGGTTCAGATATGCGCGCCGGAACTCCGGTTCCCGCATTGATTCAAAGTCAGACCGGATTGCTTCAATGGGAACTGTGATTCCCAGCGCCGGCATACAGGACAACCACACGTCAGGGTCTGAGATGTCCGCATCATCAGGTGCGGACCATTCAAAGAATGCAACAGAGGAAGTCTGACCGGACATTGCACGCAACCGTCCGTCATCAATCTTGTCATTCAGATAGAGAGAATCATTGGTTCCCGCAGTCGAGACAATCCACAACTGTGGTTGTGGACGGGTCACCATTGCAGGTTTCATGGCCTGTTCCAGGCGGTCATCCTGCAACGCAAAAGCCTCATCGATCACACCCAAGTCTATTTGGGAACCGTGACCTGCAGACTCTGTGGTTGCGAGAAGAGACCAGATGGAACCGTTGTTCCAGCGGATTGCTTCGCTTCCGTTGGTGCGTCTCACCTGCATGAGCTGAAAAAACTTGGACCGTTCCAACACAGGAACGTGTTCATCCTCCCACTTCAACCGTGCATCCTTACCGGTCTGTGCGGTGTATGCGACACGCTGACGGTCGCCCATAGCCACACAGCGGTGAGTCAGAGCAGACAGCATGAGAGTTGTCTTCCCAGACTGACGTGGAACTGTCAACCTCACCTCACGATATGCGAGACGATGAGACACTTCACCGGTCTGAGGGTCAACGTACTTCTCGAGTTCATAGGCAACATCCACAACGTGACGTTGCCAAGGCATGAGAGGAGTTCCCAGCATCTCCGCAATCTGTGCAACACGCGATCCCAAAGTGGGACGGTCAGTCCGTGGTGTTGACCACCGGGGCTGACAGATCAGCAAGGAGTCTTGAGAACTCATCTGTGGTTCCATCATTGCGGTTTTCCAGTTCGCTCAGGGTGGCCCGTAACTCGCGAGAAATAGCAGCAGTCGCCATCCCCGCATCCCCATCAAGCGCAACAGCCAACACAACAGCCAACCTTGCGCGCGCATCTGAAGACACTTCACATTCAAGTTGCTTCAACGTGGCACGAATAGCCTTCTCCATTGGGCCTTGTGCCATCACAACTCATTTCAAAAGATCAGAAATCCAATCATCAAGATTGGCGAACTCAACACCACAGCCACGGAACCTCTGCCCCGTCACCGTTATGTAACGGCCTGCACCGTAAATCTCCACGTCCCCGGTTCTGCGTCCTGACATGAAGTCAGCGTGACCCCAGACATGGAGACCAGATCCAGAAGGTGACACCTCCACATAGGTAGAAGGCATCTTGCCCAACAGATCACGCGCCCAAGACTCGAGTCTTCCGCGACGGTCAAGGCAATGATCAATGTCAACACACACGATGGAATCAGCGGGTGACAGAACGAAACCGACACCAACACCAACAGACGATGAGGACGCAACTTCCCACGACACCCAAGAACCGGGGTCAGTAGAACTTGCATTCCCACCAGTCACACGCAACGGAACCTTGTCCGCTGACCAGCGCACCCACCTAGGGATGTCACGGAGAGTCTGAGCAGGTAGCGAACGGTGAGACGCAACCCTGCAACGGGTGCTGCAGTAGCGGGAATCACCACGCGCAAGAAGCGCAACGGGACCAGAGCAGCGGAGACAGACCATGCAGCCACCCTAGCCCGTAACGGGTGCGAACGTCTGACCTGCGGAAACCCAATGAAGTCGCTCGAGAATTAGGAACTCCTCACCCATGAGCTAGAGTCCCACGCACAGCAACCGCAATGGAGAACCACCGCAACAGAACCCCAGCAGAGCCACCACGGGCCATCCAGGCACCTCTCAGACTCCCCCACGGTGACGTGGGGGGGATCGGGTGGAGGAACCCGGGGTTGCCCCATGGCCTGTTTCAGAAAAAACGGGGACCGGTAGAGGGGGTGGGGGTCACCAGATCCGTGATGCGTTGAGCGTCTTAGCCTCAGGCATCTTCGCTCCACGACTGCTGTTGCATGATCGATGTGCTGGAAGGAGGTTGGTGGGGTCCTCTCCCCTACTGGGGTCAATGCTCAGCGGGATGATGTGATCCACGGTGTCTGCTCCGGGTTGACCACAGAGCCAACAGATGTCCGACATCTCGAGGATGCGGGTTCTCATCTTGCGGAATGCACGGGTGGAGCGTCCTGTGTATTTGCTCATGTGTGTTCCTTGGCGCACAGGGTGCGAGTGTTGCACAGGATAGGTGTTCAGTCTGTAGCAATTGCTGATGTTGCGTTGTCCTGTATGGGGTGGGTGGGGTGGTTGGTGTCACCACCCACCCGCTGTTCTTGCAAATACTTTTTGCGTTGCAGTAGCCACTCTCCACGTTCTTTCATGGAGCGCGCCCATGATCGATGGCATGAGAGACAGAGACCTGAGCGGATCCGGTCTGTGTCTGTGTTGGGAACGTAGCGTGTGCAGGCTAGGCAGTCTGTGCCGCGTGTGACTTCCTTGCGCCTGGTTGGTGTTGTCCATTGGGTTGTGATGCGGTGGAGTTCTAGTGCGTTGGTGTGTGTGCGTTCAATTGCTGTTGTGAGTGTCTCGAGGTCTTGGGCTGCTGGGTCTGGTTGGTTCAGGTAGCGGTCTAGTCCGTTGGGTTTGCCTGCATCGTTGAGTGTGGGTGTTGCTCCTTCTGCTGTGCTGCTGGTTGGAAATCCGTTTTGGTTCAGGTGCAGCTCATGGAGTGTGTCTTCGAGTTGGTGGAGAGAGAGGGTGAGTAGGTGAATGGTTTTGTTGAGTGTGTGGGTGGGTGTGGTGGGTGTCATGGGGTCTCCGATCAGAACAGGTCTTCTGGGTGGCTAACCGCGCCAGAGTGGTTGGTTTGGTTGGGTGTTGAGTTGGTGGTTGGAACTGATCCTTCTACCGCGCCATCCGTCCCTTTTAGTAAAGGGGCGGGACGGTTGGCGCGGTTAGAAGTTGGCAACTGCTCCGGGTCTTCTTGGCGCGGTTCGGCGCGGTTGGCGCGGTTAGGTTCAGGCTGTGGTTCTTGTGGGGTTTGTGGCTCAATTGTGAGGGTGTCCATGACTTCATATTTCTTCAGCAATGTGAAGTTGAACCCTCCTCCTTTGCCTGTCCTGAGGGTGCGTTCTACATAGCCACGTTCCATGAGGTCTTCCAGCGTGTCTATGACTGCACGTCTGGGAAGTGGTTTGCACGCTTCAATGAGTCCGTTCTGTGTCTGTGTTCCCATTCCCAGCACCTGACTGATCTTCTGTGCAGCGTCTGATGGGATGGCTGCTTCAGGGTCTGCAATGGTGACAAGGACTCCCACAGCGGTGTCTGTGATGGTGATTGCTGCAACGGTGGTTCCGTGTCTGTAGGTTCCGTGACGGTCCTTGGCGACGGTGAGACGCAGTTTCCCTTCCTGACCTTTGGCTGGTGGGGTGGTTACGTCTACCCGGTAGGACGCACCGTCAATTGCAGCCAACTTCCGTTGGGAGCCAATAGCAAACCTTTTGGATGCTTCATTGGACTTGGGAACATGGTCGAGGAGCAGGACGGTGGATCCTGCACGGGTGAGTCTGCGTGGCAGTTTGCGGAACCATGCTGCTATCTCATCGTCAGCATTGGGATTGATTCCGTCCATGGAGACTGCTTCACCGGTTGAATCAATGATGGTGAGTTCAATCCCCTTTGTCACAACCATGTTCTCGAGATAGTGGCCTGCACGGTCGTTGTATGGGGCTACGGGGGATATGTAGGTGAAGAGTTCCAGCACCTGTTGTTGTGTGCATCCAAGTTGTGTCATGCGGTTGGTAACTGAGCCTGGATGGTCTTCAAAGTCTAGGAACAGGACGCGTTGTCCGTTCTGGATGGTTTGTGCTGCAGCGAGCATGGACACCCACGTTTTCCCTGACCCACTCTCACCGTAAAGTGCGTTTATGCGTGCAGGGTAGAGAAGTGCTGCACCGTCCATTCTGGTGAGGATGGTTGGGGTGACTTGCTCATGGGTTCCGTGGAGGATTGCTGCAAGGTCTGTTGGTTCCCATCCGTGATCTAGTTCTTCAATGTCAGCGGGTGTGGGTGCTGGGAGTGTGGTCGGAAGTGTTGCTTCCCATGCGTTGACCGCGGCCATGTCGTAGTCACGGAGTGTCCGTGCAGCCTGTGAACGGTCACCTGCGTGGTGTCGTTGTGCGTAATACCCAAACCGGGAGTAGGGGTTCTCTGGGAGCCATGGGATAGAGGATGTGAAGACACGCATCATGTCTTGTCCGTTCCAACCCACCGTTGCTGATGTCCCCTCATCCTTACCGGGACGGGTCCAATGTTGTTCACCAGTCCGGTCTGTGTGATCGAGAGTCCAGCCATCAGCGGTGAGTAGTTCAGCCCATGTGGTGCGTTGGTTGTATCTGGCAGCAACAGAGTCTTCATCAGCGTTGCTGGACACACGGGTGACGGGTTGGTGGGTTGGTTCTGGTTGTGCGGTGATCAGTTCAATGAGCCATTCCGGGGCTGGTGCAACGGGTGCTGGTTCTCCTCCCACCCATGCGTACGGGTTGCCTGATTGATGCACAGACGGTGGTGCAACTACCTGTCCACCTTCACCCCGGATGTCTAGTCCCGGACCCAACTTGCGTCCTGCATCGTTGCGGATCTCGATTCCTTCAGGGTGTTGGAAGTAGTAGTGAACTCCACCGGACCCGGTGAGAACGGTTGCTGTGTCGGGTAGTGGACCGTGGGTCTGTTCTAGTTCGTGGAGGGTTTCATCTCCGGTCTTGCCTTCTGACACGTCCACGTCCAGCACGAACACCCCAGATTCCTGTCCGGTTGCAATACCAATCCCGTGGTCTGCATATTGTCCCAGCCACCATTGGTGAATGGTGTTGGTGTCTGTGGTGGCGATTGTCTGCCATGAGTGCATGGGTGGACGCTTCCCAGCGGGGATGATTGGGATGACTCTCCACCCGTTGTGTTGGTAGGTGTCTGTGTAATCAAACACGTCTTCCATTGTCATGTGGTCCCGTTCTCCTGCTGTGCCTGCTTCAACACGTTTGTGATCTGGATCCAGCCTTCAATGTGTTGGATGAGTTGTTCCTTCATCCATTCCATTGTGAACACAGCAACGCTCAGGTCTTCGTCCAGCGTGTCTGGGTTGGGCCAGAACCGTTGGTTCTTGAGTGCCTGGATTGCTTCATCAATTGTTGGTCCCTGCTCATCCATCACTCAGTCTCCATTCCGTATGCTCTCCGACACGCGTCACGGAGGATCCGTGTTGCAATGCGCTGATCGATGTCTTCCAGCTCATGTGTTGCGAAATATTCCACAACGTATTCGTCCAAATGAAGGAACAACGGTCCACCTTGGGGAAGGTTCAGGAGTCCCTGTGGTGAGATTTCCTGCTGCTGATGCCAGTTCATTTTGTGTCTCCTTGTGTGGTCCATGCGTCTGCTGCATGGTGCAGTCTTGTGATTGCTGCTGAATATTCTTCCTCTTCACATGTGCAATAGAGTTCTTCACAGTCACATTCAATTTCTGCTTTGTCTGCCCAACAGAAATCTTCAATGAGTCCACGCAACCGCTCAATTTCTGTGATTGCTACTGCAACCCAATATGGGTCCACTCCATGTTCAGCGTGCGTCACTACGGTCTCAAGACGTTTCAGAATGTCAGTCATTGTTGCTCTCCTTCAATGCGTTGTTGAATGCTTCACGGATGATGTCTGCTTCACGTTTCTTGATGAGATACCACGGACGGGTCATCTTCTCTGACAGTTCCCTGTCCAGTTCAATGGTCACGGTGTCTTCCATTAGATGAGTCCGAGTTTGCGCGCGCATCCGGGCCATGCACCCCAGCCGGACGTGTTGAGAACCTGTGTTGCAACCTCGATCTGTTGTTCCCGTGACGCTTCCCATGGGTGTGGTGCGTGCTGGTTGCCACCGTATGCGTTCCATGTTGACCACCGGGCTGTGTGTGCGAACTGCAACCCTCCACCAAATCCGTTGCCTGTGTTCGCTGACCAGTTCCCACCGGTCTCACATTGTGCGAGTTGATCCCACACATTCTGGTCTGCAGGTGTGGTGTTCCGGTATTGCGGTACAGCAACTCTGGTGGTTGTGGTGACTGACTGCAGGAAGACGTGCAGGTTTTGAAGTGCCTTCCCTGCGTTGTCTGTCATGTCATATCCGGTGAACCCGATTGGTTCAGGAGACTGTGACGGTGCTTCTGGTTGTTCCGTTGTGCAGGATTGCAGGGTGATGATCATTGCTGCTGCACAGACTGTTGCTCTGATTGTTGAAGTTGCATCCATTGAAGTTTGTTCCTGTTCTTCCGTGTACAGATGCTGCATGACACAGCCTGCAACGCGAGTGGTGAAGGGTAGGTGTCACCGCATCTGGGACACATCCATTCCTGTTTCATTGCTGATGTTCCGTGCGTGCCTGGTTCCATTGCCCAATGGCTGACGCTGCTTCAATCATGCGTCCTTGGGTGAGGGTGACGGTCACCTGACCGTTGCTGTGTGTGCGTGGTGCAGCGTTGAGAATCTGAATGGTGTCTGCGAGACGTTCACCTGCTGCAATCAATGCGTTGTTTGCGCGCGCGCATTGGATCAGTTCGCTAGTGGGCCATCCCCCATTTTCTTTCTCCCAATCATCCAACGCTGCTAGTGCTGCAGCGTATGGATCCCAGCCCGGTTTCATATCGAGTCACCGAACGTCAGCACTTCTTGTCCCATGCGTTCCGCTGCTGCATAGCAGTAGCGTTCCTCTATCTCAATCCCTATGGCCTTGCGTCCAAGGTTCTTGGCTGCACGCAATGTGGTTCCTGATCCCATGAACGGGTCAAGGATCACACCTTCTGGGATGGTCTCGATGATGGACATGAGCATTGAGATTGGTTTCTCTGTCGGGTGCAGTCTTGGTCCGTTGCGGTTTGCGTTGACCACTCCACCGTGAAGGACACGCAACATCTGGTTCTTGCCCGGTGTGTCTGACCATGCAAGTTCATATGGTGTTCCCACCATCTTGTCTGCTGCTTCTGTCAGACGCTTATCCCAACAGAACCATTGCCCACCGGGACTGAGTAGGTGTGGGAACTCATGCGCTCCGAACACAACACGTTTCACCGCTGGGATTGTGAGTGCAAACTGTGCAGCGTCAAATGTGGTGTCACCGTGTATGGGTGCATATTCAGTTGCACCCAAGTTGGTGGGTCCACCTTCATATGCAATCCCGTAGGGTGGA